GATTGAAACTGTATCGTGGCCTCGACTGGATTATCTTTTGCGGCACTCTCAGACTGAAGAACTGGTGTAAACGTTCCTTCGTAGTAGTACTCGATAAAATCAAATACATAAGGGCCAGCAGTACCAGCAAAAGCATTGGCTACTAACGTTTCGTAACTAGCGTCATCAGAAGCAGTTACAGGTACGTCGATATCTACTGCCTTAGTAGAAATCGAACCGTCCAAGTTAACGCGCCAGTTACCTGAGCTTTTGTTACTTAGTTCGATTGGTGCGCCTTGGTGATTTACTGTTGCGTCACCTTGACCAACAATGTCAACCTTTGCCGCATTAGTGCCTGAGTAAATCATACACAGACCGCCATTAATACCATTAGCCATTTTATCTCTCCGCTAAAGTCATATAGTTAATACTTAGGTCTCGACGAAAGTAGCCTTCAGCTTCTGCGCCTTCATTAAGTGTTGAATCTTGAATAAAAATATCTAAGCCATTATAGCTTATTTTTGTACCCCATTTAAATAGGCTCGAAACTTCGTCGCATTTCATCAGCAAATCGTTATCGAACTCGCCTTTTTTGCTATATATGCTTACTTGAAAAATGCCGCGCCTGTCATCTGCTGCCGTTTCGTTTTTGCCTATTGATTCACTTGTTGCAGATATGAAATAACAAACAGCAAACAATTCCTGCGCTGGATCGTCTATGGAGTTTTCAAAAAAAAGCTCGCTAAATATAGCTGAGTCTATTAAGTGCTTAAATAACCCTTGTCTGGTGTCAAAATAACTCATAAGCTTCTTATCTTCTTAGCCATGCGTAAAATGTTTATTCTTACCATTCCTTGTGGTGCTTGCTTGCTAAACCCGTTATCCGTTTTGCTTCCGCCTGGTATTGGATACCTACCGTATTCCAAAACACCGATGTATGGAAGGTTATTAGTAAAGTACAACTTCTTGTTTAGTACTTGATCCGGTAACTTTTCTAATGATTTTATAGAAGTTGTACCAGTCTCAGACCTTGCAGTCGTCGCCCTTACAGACGGGGCGCGCTGAGTTAAAAACCAATTGTTTCTAGCCCTTCCTTCATCCACAGGGGTGCTTTTGATAATCGCAGCAAGACCAGAAAAATAAACTCCTCGCACATCATCATTGGCAGATTGTTTTAAGTTCTGCATGCCAAATTTAACCCGTTCAGCACCTTTAAGTGGCATTATTGCGCCCTTACTTGCGAAATATAAACCAATATATCAGATGTTGGCTCTGCGTTGTTCTGAGCAACTATAATAAATCTGTTTGAACCTTGCTCGATTATATCGCCAATTTTCACAGGAACGTCTACTTGACTTGTTAACTGCTTGTCAGTTGTCTGTATATCACCATCAAAAAGCCGTTTATTAATACCTGTAAAGATAGCATCTTTCAGCTCAACTTTTGACTCTGTGTAAACAGGAGGGTCGAGCGGGGTGTTGCCGCCAGTGTTGGTTCTTCTTATCAAATAAACTGTATCGGATAACGATGAACCAGTTTTATTGATTGCTTTAGCAAGTCCTTTTTGAATCTTTGTCTGAATGTTAGAAGCGCCCATTAAAACCTCGCCAACCTATTGCCAGCGCCATTATTCTTTTTCATAGCGTTAAGGTATGCGTCTGCCTTGTCTGTGCGAACCTGAGTCCATGAGCCGCCATTGAAGTATGTTTCAGAATAAACACCTTCAACATTGAACGATGCAAGACTTTGTGACTGTTCGCTAATTAAAATATCAGACTGACCTGCCTGTATAGCTAATTCCATTTGTGCATTTTTGACGTTCTGAGGAATAAAATTCGCGTCCATAGGATAGTTATTCAAGCAAACGCCAGTGCGAGGAAAGGGAAGTGTTTGAGTTGAATCTGTGCGATAACCTTGAAGCTGATCCTCGATACTAAACAGATAGTCAATAGCCAACACTAACAAAGCCTCTCTATCTGGCTGTGTCGCAGGAATATCGATGTTTCTAATGTCGGCATAGGTTTTAAACTCATCGTCAGTTACAAATGAATTAGCGCCAGCAACTACAGAACCATCTTCTATAACTAATTGCGTACCGATAGCAACAACAATTTTATCTGAATTGCCAAGTGACCTTGATGTTATATCAGTGCCGTTAACGCTACCTGAGTCAAAATACGTAACAGTTGCGAATATCTTTCCTACTTCTGAAGTAGAGGATAGATCAAGTTGTAATTCGGTGGAAGATATAACCTCAACCTCTGGATCTGAAAGTTGATAAGTTTCGTCGCCAAAGCCAACAACTATATTAGTTGATAAAGTTAAATCTATGCCGCCAAAAACAAATACTACTTTATTGTCTTTGTTTGGGATTACTAAATTTTGAGACATAAAAAAGCCCTAATTGATATAGAGCTAGTTTATCATATTTTTTTTAAAATGTAATTTAGCGTTGCTCGGCAATAAATTTGATCATGGTGTATCGCTAACAATGTCAGCAGAGGTCATGTTGTACATTTGGAAAACACAATTTGCTGCGCTACCGTTATCCTGTAAAAACGGGTAAGTATCACCGTCACCCATGCGCCACCAGTGAATAGGTGCGCTTGACAAGGCGCTCAAATCAAAAGGGGTTCCGCTATTGTATATATCACTAACGTTTGCACTTTGATCACTACCCCAAATAGCCAGCTCGTCAAGTTTACAACTATTTCGCATGTATCCAGATGAATTGTACCTGCCTACTCTTAGGTTTTGACCGCTTAGAGATGTAGTTATTCCGTAATTACTATTGCTGTTAGTAGTAGTTAACTGTACTCCATCTTTAAATATTTTAAATCTAGAGTAATAGTCATTGATTGAACCGCTACTAGCGCCAGTAGTGCCGCCATCATAAGTTATTAGAAAATGCTGCCAGCCAGCAGAAGATCCAACGCTACCTATAGGTGTTTTTAATATTAAGTTATTGTTGGCGCTACCATACTGAAGAATTAATTGCTTTCTTGATGTGTTATCACCGTTGTACGTTAATTTAATATGATTACCATTCGTAACGTCATTAGAGCCGAAGTAGAAAACAGTTTGAGCTTGGTTGTTGCTACTCCCTGCTTTAAACCAAAACGCTATACTCCAAGCGTCACCGCTGCCGCTGCCGTTACCTGTCCTACCTAACACAGAATCAAGCAGCGAAGCATTGGCGCCTAGCCAATCGTTTTGTTCAAACTTGACGCTTTTTGTATTGGCAAAAGGTGGGTTACTAACGGTAAGTACAACTGTTTTGCTATCTTCCCCGTTGTAGTTAATAGCTTTAACTGGAATGTTGTATGTTCCTACTGTTAAAGAGCTGCCACCGATTAGCTTTCGAGGATTACCATCCACAGTTGTTACGCCTGCAACATTAGACAAATCCCATTCATAACCGACACCAAAATCAGCGGTTAATTCATAATTAAGTGTTTCACTCTCTACCAGATTTATTGCTAAATTTGATGTTATGTTGGGTAGCTCTGTACCACTTGTTCCGCTCGATGAAAATAGCGCATTAAGCGCATCACAAACTTCAATCGCTGTAGTGCCGTAACCATTGCCATTCTGGTCTACAAACTCTGTATATGATATTTCTGTTACTATATCAAGATCTCTGGCTAAGTCGCTTATAGAGCAAAAGCCGTTATTTACTGTTGACTGCAAACTATTAAGAAATTGAACCCCGTTAGCATCCTCTATAAATATAGCGTTTGCTGCTGCATCTCTATATATTGTAATACTCATTATCTCGCCACCACTGAAATTGCTGAACCAGAATTAACTAAAGAACCGTTACCAGAGAGCTTTACTTGTAACACAATTGGATTATCTTTTGTATTTGTATCGCCCATATAAATTAAGTCTGGCTCTAGGGAAAAACGATAAGGTATACCGCTCCCGCTATCTAGTCTACTGACTATTTTTTCTAACGTATAAGAGTCGCCGCCTGTACCTAGTTGATACCTTAACTCTAATAATGTGTTATTTGTTGCTGGCGTAACTGTAAAGTCATTCCGAATATACACCGCATCGCCAAAAGTTAATTCAGACACATCAAATGCGCCTGTACTGGTATCCATCAAGCTTGTAACGCCTGCTGGCAGATAAGATAAATTGGTAAACGAACCAGCCCCGTCATTAGGTATAGTAGTCCATGTATCTGCCACTATCGTTACAGGAGTTGTAGTTGTTGATGTATCATTGTAATCGGCTATACCGTTGCCGCCACCGCTTCCTGTGGCTGCCAATATATCTTCGAGTAGTTCATTTCTAATACTCATTACTTTTTCCTTACGAAATAGCTAAAAGCCAATCTCTTAACAATTGGTTTCTGTTGTTTGGATTTGTGACAGTGCCGCCATTAGCGAGCACAATATCTACTAGAATTTGATTGATAGAGCGCATAATTACCCCCAATAAACTGCATTGAGGGAATTTAAAATGGAGGGAATGAGGGATTAGTTGGGCTAGCCCTGCCGCAAGTCCCTCAACAGGCGACAAGTACATTATAGCTTATTAACAGGCATAAAAAAGCCCCCAATAAAGGAGGCTTTGATTAATTAAAGAAAGGGTTATTTTTCTTCTTTTTTATCTTCTTGTTTTTCTACCTTACCTTGCTTGGCTTTGCAGTCAGAAGATTTGGCTAGCTCGATAAACTTTTTAACCAAGTATTCATCACCACTAACAACATATTCAGCTTCTTTGTCGAATCGGAATGAATGAAAAGAGTTCGCAGGCAAACAAATACCTTTGCACTTTTTTGATTCTTCTTTATCGAATTTGTATTTAGTTAAAATATCCATCCTTTACCCTCTTACAAAGTAACTGCGCGAACGCCTAACGTGTCTTTAACTTGAGTTGCAGATTGATCCCAGTTAGTAGATAGGGCAACAGACGCATCATTCGGAGACTTTCCGCCGTTAGCTTTATCCCAAGTCATGCCCTTAACGCCAAGGTTGAAGCTAGACTCTTCTTTGATTAACTGTTTAGCGTTATCGAACTCTGTTTTAGTCTCAGTGTAAACGCGCGAATCACCATTATCTTCAACAACCATTGCACCCTCAACTAAACCAATTTGGTAGTAGTTGTCAGTACCAGCATTATCAAAGAACAAGTTTGGCGAATCAGTCATAACTAATGTTCGACCAAAACCATCCGTCATTACTTGTACGTTATCAAACGTAAACAATCGCTCACTGTTATTCAATGCGTTCTCGTAAATATCGTGCATTGATTTACTGTGCATAATCCATGTGCGAATAGCTTGCGCTCTATCGCCAAATAAACGAGAAGCACTGTTCAGACTTTGAAGAGAAGCGATACCAGCAGTACCGTCATATTCTAAGCCTGTAGTTGTTGTTGACGCTACTGCCGCTGCAATCGCTGTATTGATCATGTATTGCATTTTAGCCATACCGACCTGAGTACCAAACACAGTACCGGCTTCATCTGCTGGACGCTGAGTCCAGTCAAAAGAAGTGCCTGTATATTCTACGGGCTTAGAGCCAGAGCCAACTTTTACAGATGTCTCTAGCAATTGAGTTAAATCAACAGATGCTAAAGCTGCCGTTGAGTATGCGTTGCGGTTCCCGTATAGATCAGCAATCAAAGAGTATTGAGACTCTTCTGAAAAATCACCTACATTTGCCGCGCTACGCAAAACCATTGCGTTGTTAGTCGCTTGGTTCCATAAATTGGTATACTGGTCAATAACCTCTGTCTCTGCGCTTTGAGCAAACTGGTTAAATACTACAAAATCGTTTAAACCTGCCATGATAAATCACCTTACTTTTTGCTAGCGAGATATGCCGTTTTCTCTTTTATAGACATTTCGCTGAATTTTTTACCTTGGTAATTAGTGCTAGTATTGTTGCTACCACCGTTAGCATTACCACCTGAATTGTTAGGAGCTAAACAGTAATTTTTACCTATATCTGATTCAGCCCATTCTTTTACAGCATCACTTAATGACTTATCCCCGATCATGGCTTTGCCTTCGGATAAAATTGCCTGTGACTTTAGCATAGCTTCAGCACCTGCCTTTAATGATGGATTAATGTTCACGCCATCTAAAGCACGCGACAAACCATCATCAATCAATAAACTTGTTAGAGCACTTTCTTTTTCGCCAAGTTGAGATGTTAGTTTTTCCAACTCTTTTGAGTATTGCTGCTCTTTTAACTCTAAAGCCTTAGAGTAATTACCCTTTGCTTCCTCTCGCTCTTGCTCGACATTAGACGCAAGTTGCCTTAACTTTTCTAACTCTGCGTCTTTATCGCCAACAACGTCTTTATTCTTTGATAGTTTACTAAGTAACTCTTCATTCTTACTTACTAAACCTGAAGCGCGTTTATTAGCTGCTTCAATCAATTGAGATTTAACCTCGTCAGGCAATTCTAAACCAGATAAATCTTCTTCAAAACCTTTTAACATGTGCACACCCTTTAGGTTATTGTTACTCTTTGAGTAAAATCGCTAACACTTAGCGAATATGGTTATTTTAACATTTTTTAAACAGTGGTCAAACACGATAATAATTAGCTTATGTTGTCAAACGCTAATTGAAGTGAGCGCTTTTTCCTTAATTCATCTAACGGTATAGGCTGAAACTGTTCATCTAACGTTAAACGCTTAAATCTTTCTACAGACAAGCCACCATCAAGAAATAATGCAGCCCTTTCTTTTCCCAGTACATCTTCAACAAACGCACGACCTTTTTTGCCCTGCATGCCTTGATTCTTTAACCATGAATAATAAGTACTGTCAGCGCTTACCTGCTGACCGCCTTCAATGCCTTTTGACGCTCTTGTAGCTGTTTTATCATCAAGTCTATACCTTTCGTCTAATACTGGTGCTGTTGCCGTCCTGCAATTAGGGTGAAAAGGCGGCATAGGCTTTGGAGATTCATTGTTTTTAACTATCTTACCGTCTAGCCCTTTGCATATGTTCGATGTTCTACTATCCAACGTAGCAACAATCTCATATCCAATTACAATGTCTTTATTGGCTTTGTATGTTTCTGCCCTTGCTTCATTTGATACGTGATTCGTCGCTGTGCGTACCATCGTTTTAATTAGTTTTGTGTTTTGGTTTTTTAAGTAACCGTTACGCCCCGCTATGCTTGAAACGATTTGCTGTGATGTTTGGCCAGTGATATATCCAGTACGAATAATATCGCCAACTTTTCTGGCCTGAGTTGCTTCTACATTGCGAATATAATCTTCAAGGTTAAAAACCTGATCGCCAACCTCAAACACCATTAGACTAGAGCTGACCGCGCTTGTTACCTGTTGAGGGTTAGGAATAACAGTTTCAAAATCTGGCGTCTGGACAACGTTAGCGATAGCATTAGCAGCAAACTCAGACTCTTCAATTGCAAAATCAGAAAGCTCAGCAAGCAAAACTTCATCGTTGTACTCGCCATAGATTAACAATTGTGATTTACGGTAATCAGAAATGAGTTTGTTGATTCTCCGCATATTCTGCGTTGTTTCAGGCATGTCTGATATTAATACTTTTAACTCTCGTATTAATTGGTCAGTGTATGGATCGAATAGATTCGCAAGATAGCCGGCATATCTCTGTACATAAACAGAGTGTCTACCAGCACCTTGTACTAATAAGTCTGTCATTCTAAGCTAACATCATCTTGATTTATTCTTGCTTTCTCTTCTTCTGCGGTAATATCAGCTGAGCCAATTTCACCTTTTTGCAAGTTTTGCCAGAATGTATCGTAGCTAATCGCACCGCCTTGCCAAGCTGCGACTAATGACGTTAATTCTTGAGCACTTAAGCCTTTCGGATTGTAGTCAGTGTTTAGCGAGTAAACGGCATCTTCCTGCCCACCTAACCAGCGAGAGCAAAAATTAATAGCCTTAGTAAAAGCTTCACTAACATTTGTAGCGACATTTGCCGTGGTGGAGTTTTGAGCCACTTGGTCTAGTGATTTAGCCTCTGCAGATTCTGCATTTGCTATTCTAGGTTTGAGCATCTCAGCACCTAACGCAGCCATGCGTTGCTCCATGTCTGTTAAATAGGTACGCATAGAGCCGCCATCTGACTCTGTTTGCAGCACACCAAATTGTGCATCCGTATTCATGCTTGACCATTTAGCGCCGGGGCCAATCATCACGTTATTATCGTCGCCTTGTACACCTGTTTCGTAAAACACCGGAAATGCTGAAGCGTGTTCTTTGGCTGCGTAATCAGCAAAAAATCTATAATGGTTAAGGTTTGCATCAACTAGATCATTAATAACTGACTTCATTTCAGCGCCAACACGAATAAAGTAAAACGGTATTTCATCAGCTGTTTGACCGTTTACCAATACTGGCGCACTTTCCACAACCATATCTCCATTTTCTTCAAAGACACCTTGATGATAAATACCGTCGATTAACTGTAACACTCTATATCGTTTCTCAGTGACAACTTCAAAATCTTTTCTAACAGAAACCTCTTCCATTAACACAACAAAAACAAGTTTTAGTTCATTGTTAACAACATCATAAAACCAGTTAATTATTGACTCGAAAGGATAGTGTAGAATTTTTGGTCTAGCATTGCTTGATTCCATTTGGGCGACTGACATTTGGCCCTCTACTTTCGGGAAGTCTACGAGAACAGCGGACTGGGGCGAAATAAAAGCTTCCGTACACGCCGTTTGCGCCAACTTTCTTAATGATGTTTGCTTTCCATCTGCATTAGTGTCTAGGTATTCAACGTTGGTAGTCAGTTCTTTTACAGGGTCTTTGGAAAATATTAAACCCGTTAGACCATCAACCGTTCGACCTGTGGCACCGTAAAAGTAAGCTAATGACAAGTATTTTCTATACGCCGCCCGACCTTCTGGTGATAATCCGTGATAATGACGAATCTGCTGCGAGCCGTTTTCAAGCTCTTCAAATCCACACGTCATACTTGACAGTGGAGGCAAGTACTCTACTGTTTCGTCTTTTATTCTTCGTTCACCAGCTACAGCATCACGATTGCGCTTCACGTCAATTAATAGATCGTCATACTCTTGTCTAGTTGTGGTTACACTCATTATATAAGCCTTGTCTTTTTAACTTGTGGCTTAACCACAGGGTACTTGTAACTAATTAAATATCCGTTCGCATCGTTTGTATGGTCATTTCCAGCGCTTTTATCAGGCTCGCCAGCATCATTATAAACCTGTTGCTCTAGGTTTGACGCATGGTTTGGGCACTTGCTTATATTAACATAGTGAAAGCCCTTAGAAAAACTAGTGTTCATTGCCAGCACTCTATCCTTGACGAAAGGGTTTTTATTTGGTGCAAAAACATTTAATCCGGCTTGTCTAAGTAGTTGTATAGATGACTCGCTGGCGCTTTGTGCGTTTCTGTTTTTTCCGCTTGCGTCTGGGTAGATATTTATTTGGCATCTCTGATACCTTTCTTTAATCGTGTTGATTATCGATGGCGTATCATATGAACCTGTTATCTCGTCAACATCGTATACGTTGCCATTTCTTATTACTGAGATAATAGCTGACATATTACATACGTTAAAATCCATACCTATATGTAGAGGTTCAGAACCATTCCATGTTGCATCTGTATCGTGTTTTTCTCTATCAAACTCATTATATACAGTGCCGCTAGTTAAATTTACAAACTCACCATTAACATACGCTTCTACCAAGTTCTCAGGATAAGTAGCGTAAAGTTTATCAATATAATCTTCTGGTAAGTTCTTTCTGTTTTGAAGAGTACTAGCCTTTACAAGTTTATAGTACGGTTTCATTTCTGGCTTTTCGTTAAGCTCTTTGACAAAGAACCTATGCATCCAGTTAAAACCTTCTGGTGTGGTAGTAAAGTCTACTGTGTTTACCTTGTAATCTTCTCTAACGCTAGACATACGAGCGACAATCTTCTTCCATGCTTGATCAGCTTTGTCGATTTTCATTATGTCTATTTCATCAACTAAAGCGTGACTAATATCAAAACCGACTATTCTATATGGATGCTCCATTGACCTACATTTAACAGTTGCCCTAACAACTCCGTCAACAAGCAACTTAACTAAGTTTTCAGCCTTTAATATTTCAACTGAACAATGACCTCCAGCATGCGCACTAAAGTCTTCAGCAACCTCTTCTATAGTTGTATAAAAAATATCTCTAATGTGTGGATATGTTGGAGCAAAATAACCAAGCTTTATGTCTGGATATTGACATGCAAGCATCCATAACCTAACACAACCAACAAAGGTTTTACCAGCTCGGTATCCGCCTACATAACCACGAAAAGGCTCCGTAACATCAATAAAATCTTTTTGCGGAAGGTTAAGGTTAATCAAGAAGCGTCCTTGACTCCAATAGGTATTGGCGTAAGCTCTTTGGTCGTGACTTCTTGTTCTGTTTTATCTTGCCATCCGAAGTTATTTTTAAGGTTGAATATAACCCCAGTAACAGCATTGCCGTAAAGCTTCTGCTCCAAAGCCTCTTCAACTCTAGCCCTTGCTTTTTTTATTGTGTGGAAAAACTCACACTTTCTTTCGTAGTTTATGATTGTTTTTCTGTCACAATCTAAGAACAAAGCTAGCCCAGCCATAGTAGGAGCGTAAACAGTATTATCGCCAACCTGCATAAATGCGTTAGTAGCAAAGTAATCGTCTATCTTTTCTTGTAACTCTTCGACTGACTCAAACTTTAGCGGTCTACCTACATTGTTCTTTTCTGGCTTAGCCATTTTAAATCCCCTTTAGGAATTATATTCGATACCATCAGCGACAGCATCGAATTATATTTTGTATCTATATTAACTTAACGTATAAAGTGTAGCTTCAACGTCAATTGTAAAAGTCTCTGTATCTAATAACGTAACCTCTGATCCTCTATCGTAATAACTGATTAATGGATCTGCCGGACTTGTTGGTGTGTCGTTATATAAAACAACGTAACGAAACGGTCCAATTGAGCCACCAGAAGCCGTAAATATTACGTCAGCACTTGGCACTAGTGAGTATTCGCCTCCTATTTGTGTTGAGTTTGTAATGCTTACTTGCTGGCCGCCAGATGTATACCCGTTACCTGCTGCGATCTCTGTCAAGTCAGCTTTGACGCTATTAGTTGCCAAAGGTGCAACATTAGTCAACATGAATTTAAGAGTGTCTGAACTCATGTCATGCACTTTGTTTTGTGTATCAGCTACAAACTGATTGAATTTATTAAACGCAGCCATTTTATAGCCCCTTAAAAGTTACTGTTATTTGATCGGGTTTATACCCTATTGAAATTCCGCTGTCGGCATATGAAGAAGTTACCACACCAATAGTCTGAGCGGTATCGCCTGAATACCTCAGTGTTACTTGCTTGCCTTCTAACGAGTAATTACCTGTTGATGAAATTATACCATAGCTAGCTATTAAACCTAAATTATTACCACCAATGGAATAACTACCAGCTTCCACTTGTAGAGATGTCCCCAGCCTTAATGGCACCTCTCCGCCAATTAAACTATATTCGCCAGTTTCTGCTAGTGTTGAGAATTGACCGATTAGACCAATATCAACCCCTGTCAAAGAAAATGCGCCAGACTCAACTATAATAATCTCACCAGAAGTTGATGGCGTATATATTAGGGTTACATCAGATCCGGTTAAATCATAACTGCCAGACTCAGCTATTTCTCTATACGCTGCAAGCACATTCAATTGCGATCCAGTAAGAGTAAAACCACCTTGCTCTAAAGTTGTCTTTCTTTGAGATGATAGCCCAGTAGCGCTTCCGATTAATGTATAAACACCTTCTTGAGAACCTGTGTTAAATGATGCTTTTAGGCTTAACTCATTTCCAGCAACAGAAAAAGAACCGGAATCTATAGTTAACGTTATACCACTAGATCCACCTGTATCTTCTGGTGTTCCTGTTGTCCAAAATGTGCTTGGTGATGAAAAGTTACTATATTCTAAGGTTATGTGCCCTGCATCTTTATAGCCACTATAAATCCTGACCTCTTCTATTTCTCCAATAATAGGAACGCTTGCAAAGTCAACTTCACCACCTATTTGAAAGCCAACAAAACTGTTAACAAAACCGGAAACACCAGAAACTGAGCTTGTTTGCTGCCCGTTAATATATGATTCGTAGCCGTCCAGTGGCTCACCGCCTGCACTACCATTAGCCCACAAAGAATGTATAAGCAACGAATTGTCAACAACTGCGGAATTGTTTCCGTTTGACTGTCTTGAGTTTCTCCCGTTAGGGGCAGTAACAACAGTATTCGAGTCTCCTGAAAATGAATTATCAGCCATCATCCAAGGAGTGCTAACGGTGTTTCTGCCACCAATAATGCTTTGGTTTGTGGTGGGACTGGAGCTTAATCTGACGCTAGCTTGAATCATTGCCGATGTATTAGAACCGCCAGGAGCATTTGTTAAGTCACCAAAGTCTATCGATCCAGAAGTACCATCAAAAGAAAACGATTCATTTAAAAATACACCGCTGCCGTTAGAAACGTTGCCAACAGCAACCCCGTCAAGCTGATTGCCAGACGAATCAGCTATTGAAGATAATACGCTTTGTCCGTGCCATACAGCAGCATATCCTTGCCATACTGAATTACGACCAAACGGATCGGTTACTGGTGGCTGAGTTTGCCCTACTCGATTATAGAATAACCATAGTGAACGGTTAGCAGACTCATAAGAGGGGAACCTAACCCACAACTGGGCTTGTCTAAGTGATGTTGTACCGCTTACTACGAAGCTAACAACCTCTAACGGCAGTTGATTAGCGCCAGCGTTATCAGTTGACACACGTAAATCACCACCACCATTGAGCGCAGAAAGCAACCCACCATCCATTGCTTCAGACGGGATATTATCAACAGTGATTAAACCAACAAAGCCCGTAGCAGTTGCTACAGGCGTTATACCAGTTAGTTGTACTCTACGCCCCCATAGAGTGCCATCAAAAGCCATTAGATTAACCTGTTAATGAGTCTTGATACTCTGACGTATTAAAATCTTGCTTACTTAGTGAAGTGCGGAACTGCGAAACTGTGATTTCTTCGTTTTTAAGCTGTTCTATTAACTGAATAGTTGGCATTATTGCAGTAAATGTCGCTAGTACATTTTCAAAGTCTTGTCTGATTTCTTGCTTATCACCGTTAGAAGCAAAATACCCACTTGGATCTTCTTCTAGCAAAATGCAAAAATCAACACCTTTACCAATAGCAGAGTTCAAAGATGAAATTGCGCTTGAAGCTTCTCGCTGAATGTTATCGCGATGATCCATTATTTTGTTAAATTTACGTAGTGTTAAGTTACTCATTGTTTTCTTCCTTCAGCTTTTTTCTAGCTAGCTTTTCTTCTGTGTAATGCTTCCGAATCAACATAACCACAAGCAAAAAACCAGCTATTGACGTAAACATTTGAATTAAGGGTTGACCCCAGTCTACCCAGTGAGCGTTTATCCAAGCCATTGCAGCAGCTAATAGACTGCCAGTTTTAGGATGATTACTCGCTATCTCTGCTAGTTGTTTTGCTTCTTCTTTCATTGACCTTTCTAGCCCTTAAACAGTATTTTATACGCTTCACGCCCATTAATGTTAGCAGCGCGTAAAATCCAATCTCCGTAAGGTAGTTTGCTAAA